TTATAGGCGTTTTTAACTTCGGATTCCGAGATATCTACCACCATAAAGTGTCGCGTAAACGGTGGAAGATCCTTCAAAACGTCGCGTTTTTTACGACGTAGAATGTAGGCAGAAGTCTGACGAAAAAATGCGTCGCGCTTCCAATCTTTGATACCTTTTAGCTTAATACTACCGGAGGGCTGTTTTTCCGCTTCAATCCAATTACGTATGAATTGAGCGAAATTATTCCAGTGTGCGGGTTTAATGAGGTTTAACGTGGGGAAATACTCAGATGCTCTGTTTAGGACGGGAGTCCCAGACGTACACATCTTATGAGGAATCGTAGCAGCGATTTCTAAAAGCGCCTTAGTTCGTGCGGTTGTAGTATTAGCGAAAGCTTGGCTTTCATCCACGATAAGGCATTTAAAGCCAAACGTTATTAGTTCCTTTTTCATCTTTTGTAGAAGACTCATAGGAACTATGTAATAACGAAATCCTGAAATCAATGCACTCTTGCCATCTAGTAGAATAAACGGCGCATCCATAGGATCTGTATTATCACAGACCCACTGGTTATTCCACATTTCGTTAGCCCAATTAAGACGTAACGCAGCCTTAGCTACTATTAGACAGGGGGTTAATTTTTCTTTGTGGTGCTTCAGAGCGAGATTTACTTGGATCGTCTTTCCTAATCCTTGCTCATCTGCTAATAGAGCGTTGAAATTAGACGCCTCTAGGAATTCGACGCCTTCACGCTGGTACGGTAATGCGCGGGCGAAGTGAGGTAAACGATCGAGCGGTATTTCCTGAAGCGCGTCCTTTTCGTTCCATTTACAATGTTCATGCTCCGTAGCATTACCCTTTACTACATCTACTAGGTGTAGAGCACAAACTAAACGATGTCCGCTTTGGGCGGTAGGTAATGCGATAATTTCCTCACAATGCGTGTGACCGCACGAATACGTGAGGAAAATTTGACCGAAAGCTTCAATACGCATTTCGGTAGTAATCGTAACAGGTTTGTAGCATTTTGGGCAATGAACTATGTTTTTAGCCATAGCGTTAGTGCTCCAAATAGATTCGTGCTATTTCTGTATCGTTTATACAGATAACCGCACTATGAGCATTTATTGGAAATAATAAATCTGTTGTGTTAGTTTCCAAAATATCTACAGTACGAATACTAACTTGAATCAAACGATTATTCTCATCGTACCATTTAATTTTCTTTTCGTTTTGTGCCATCTTGCACTCCTAAAGTTAATTTACTTTCTGTTTCATTGCGTCGGCCGCTTTTTGCATATTCAACATATGCGCTTTAGCCTGATCTTCGCTCATACCCAATGTCATAAGTGATTCCAGCATTTTTTCTTCAGGTGTCCTACGCCGACGATCTTCTTTTTCCGCCGCTTTAGCTCGTTTTGTTTCTACTTCTTTTTCACGAAGTTGTTTCTTAGTTGCTTCGAATTCTGCGGTACGATCCACTTTAACACGAAGCGCGCGATTCTCCAACGTGGCTTTACATGCCTTGAACCATACTTCGTAGGATTTCGCTATCACGTATAGCGTTTCGTCATCCTTCGATTCTAGTTCTGCCAGAGCACCCATACGAAGTCGGTTACAGAAATCTATAACTAACGACTCCTGATACTCCGCGTTCTCTTTAGGATCTTGCGATATTTCTTTGCCTTGGAGGAAACGCAGTTCGCTTACTAGTGCAATCCAATCACGTTTTAACGAATAGTTAGAATTTTGAGCGAGTTCTAGCGCGCGTTCACGATCCGCCTTAAGCATGCGTTCCGCTGCTTCTTTTCCCGCGCGGATAACTTCTAGCTCCGCTTCAACTCGTAGAATGCGCGCTGCTAATTCTTCTCGCGTTTCATTCTCACGAGATCCGATAGGAATCGCGCCTTCTGCTACTAGTTTAGTGATTTTGGCGTCTTGCGTTTCGCTCATAGCTATGCTCCTATTTCCATCCAATTGTGAATTGCGTATGCTCCATTCACGCGAACTACAACACCCAATTTCGTAAGCTCTCGTAGTTCATTGGAAATTGTCTTTTGACCGTACGGATGTTTGTACTTTTCGCGCGTTATAGCTGCTAGTTCGACGCTGGTATAGGGTCCGCTGATTTGTAGAATCCGATGCACTAATTGCCGACACGTCAAACGCGATGCTTCCATAGCTAGAACGAGTTCAGCATTTTCCCGATTCGTATTAGTTAGGTTTAGCGTATTTCCTAACGACGTTTTGACGTATGTAGCTGATTCTGCGGGCTTTACCTTTTTCCGTCGTGGGTGAGTAGCTGCCATGGAGGAATCCCCCACCCCAGATTAGACCCATTTCAGCCCCATGTCAACCTCTTTTTGGACCCTTTTTCGGCCACCTAGTACTAGGCTAACACCTTGATTCGCCGGAGGTTAGTTCGCTCCACTCTGTATACTACCTCCTAATAGTTCGATTCCCCGACACGGCATCCTTTGATATTTCGCCCTCGACCGTTGGAGCGTGGGAAAAATCACTTTACAAGCTGGTTTTTTAGAAAATAGCTATTTTGCTAACAACTATAGTTTTGGTAGCTATTAGTTAGGTTTTCTTTAGTAATCTAAAAATTATTAAAAAACATTAATACTCTCTAACACACTGAAGAGAAAGGGGTTAATCCACTTTTCACTCCCCCTAGGTAAGCGAGGGGTTAGAATGGCCCTTAACGTGTGTAGGATCGTAATTCGGGCATTTTCCTCGATTTTGACACGTAGCTCAGGAAACCCCGTGGGGGGATCAAACCATATTAGGGTACTACGAGCTTCTGTAGCTGGTAACTACACTCGTTACAAGGGTTTAGCGCGCTTCAACGTCGCCTGAATAGGGGTATAAATGGGGTACAGATGGGGACAATGCGTAGGCTAATCTGGGTATCAGGATATCTCGATTTTCGCTTTCCCCGACGTATGTAGTAGTCTAACTTGTTGAAAAGACTAGAAAGTAGATTTACGAACTACCTCAAAATAACTAATATGGGCATGGGGACAACATACGGGATTCTTAGTAGTTAGCATTTTTCCCGAAAAAAGCGCTTGACTTCGGAAAAACGCTCCACTATGATCGGAAGTATGAAACGCTCCATTACGAAAACGACATCGAAACCGAAGCAAGTGAAACGGATGCAACTCACCGAGGAACAGAAAGCAGCTATCGCAACAGAGTTCCTCCGCCAATGGAACGAAACGTTGAATGGTGGAGCGAATATCTCGAAAATAGTTGTTGACATCGAAACGAAAGCAGCATAGTATCGAGTAGTCAGGCAGCAATAGGGCCAAAAATTCAAGGGGTAGCGCACCTCACGCGCTTCGAAAGAAAGCAAATAGGAGATAACGAAATGAAGACCGAAAAGATCGCAGTATCCCGCAACGTCGAAATCCCGGGACAGAAGGATGAAGAGAGAAAGACTACCGTCACGTGGCGCAATGCGGAAAACGCCATCGAAATGTTGGAGCTTGTCGGTAACGATGCAGCAAAGGCTATGAGTTACTTCAACGCCGGACGTTGGGCGGAATTCCGCACGAAAGTTAGCAATGCTCTCGCTAACAAGACTCCGCAGCAACGCGCGGTCGATAAGATGGTGTCCGCTTTCAAATCGCTGAACCCGATGCTTTCCGAAGCTCAGGTGCGCGAAATCGTTTTGGCGATGCCGAATATGCAGGCTGCGGTAGGAACAGCGTCCGAGGTGCTACCGGCGGAAATCGACGAAACGTACTTCGATGCCAAAAAGGCTACGTCCGAAACGCCCGAAGGTGAAGCGAGCGAGACGCCCGAAGGCGCTACGGTTTAGTTCGTAGCTCGCTGTAGTTCCTCAGTCCCCAGGTAACACCAGAGTATCGGTGAAGCCTGGGGATTTTGGCGTTTAGCTACGAATAGGGGATTCACCGTATTGTGGTTTAGTTCATAGAGGAGTCTAATAGCTATTATGAAAACCATAACAGTAGACCTCACAGTGGCAGAAATCGAGTTCATTCGTTTGATGCTGGAACATTGGCACGATACCAAAAGTGTTATTGAAACTCCGCATGGTACGAATGTAGGAATTAAGATGGATGCTGCTTTGGAGCGCTCCAAATGAGAACGTTAGTTCTAGTTTCGTTCGGCGTCCTGTGCGTAGCCGTCGTGCTGTATCGTATCGGGCAGCTAATTTCGTCTGTTGACATTCTGCTTCCGAAAGGTTAGGATCTAGTTATGAACACACCACAAGCTCTTTCGACCGTATCAGTCAAGACCGCTCAAACATTGCGTATTGCTATTCTGTTCCGCCGACAGGAACTAATCAGGGAAGCTGTAAATTGTTTGGCTGCTTTCGAGTATGGCAAGCCCGAAACTGATATGGAAGATGCAACCTTCGCGGAGTACTGGTGCCAGAAAATCCGCGATTTAAACGATGCTGCCATCGAAATCGGCATGTCGTATTAGTTTCTCCTCAGTTCCGTCCCTCCAAATAATCCCCATGACTCTATGAGTTGTGGGGATTTCTATTTTCAGCCCCTTTAATTCATTAATGCGAGAATCGCCCTCTGGCGCATCGTAGCAGCGTCGCGGTGTGAGACTACCTCAGTGAAGCTAACAGGCGCTCTGAGAGCAATCTGGGCCGTGCTGCGGGGCGCTCTACACGTGGCAGAGGTGCGCTCGGGGAAGGGGCCAAATCACGTATTACGAACTACGGGAAAGCTAACTATTAAATCGATTCGTAGCGCTACATTTTCCCCTAGGTTGCATCGATTTAAAGCGCGCGTACTGGAACAAGGGGTATTTCAAACGGTAGCGTTAAAGTATAGGGTGCGTTTAGTTCGTAGCAATTTGAATACCAATCGGCTAGGATGCATTTTGACGCGCGTCATGTATCTAAGGCGCGGAGAACTCGTAGCGATGCAACACAGAGCGTTTATGGAGTTTGGCCCTAAAAATGAGTGCAAGCAAAATGTAAGGAATTTGCGTAGCGCTTACATTGCGTAGCATACTACATAGGGTCGAAAATGCCTTACTTTAGCGTTAAAGGAAAGCGCTTACATCGTACGTTATGCGTTATCGCTAACGCGCTTCACGTATGATGCCAAACTACTACGTTGTGACGCGCGTCATATGGTACTATGTACTACTAGTAATGTGTGTACTATGTTAGTACGTATAGTACGTCTAGTATCAGGGGAATACCTGTACTAAGGGTCTAGTAATACTAGTACGTCTAGTAGTAATGTGAGTAATGGTAGTACCCCTACTCCCCAAACTAGTACTGGAGTCCCGTCTTGCAAGTTGCAGGCAGATTCACAGCCTTACCTAGATATTATTTTTAGGAAATCAAATTAACGAACTTAGAAATTTTTAAAATTTTGCGTGTAGCACCTTCTAGAATTTTTAAAATTTTTCTAAAACGTAATACCATCTAGATCCAGTTACAAAGCGTGCGTTTACGTACATCCATGAAAGCAAAGCAAATAAAGGTCTTGACAGCGCACGGGCGATGTGTTAAGATCGGGACATTGGGCCAAACTACCGTTACTTTGTAGAGCGGCCAAAACTCCTAACAGCGGAACAATATGGCGCGGGAATTAAATTCGGAAGAAGCGAAAATCCTAGTGAAAGAAGAGGACTTTTATGCGCGTCTAAATTCTAACGCACTCCGGCGTATAGAGACTTCCGACACGTTCAATTATACTACTTCCGACCCGCGCCATAACGAAGAAGTATGAGTTTACTCCGCCCCTTACCTGCTGAATTCGAACCCGCCATTGACGCGCGTCAGCATAAGCTGCACTCGCCAGAAGTAGAACTTCTTCAAAAATCAGGAATCTTAAAAGTTACAGACGGCCTAGAAGCTCACACAGTTGAGACAATGGGTCAAGTTGGTCTTGGACTTTCTTCAGTTCTTACCCGTTTGGCCATGATTATGGAAGGCGGGGAGACGGATGCTGTTAAGCTTGGGGCAATTAAAATTGCACTCGGGCTTCATATGCATCCTGCTTTTGTTGCTAAGAAAACTTCTGAAGAGAAGACACAGCCTACTATTATTTTCAACGTATCTTCCCCTGCTGGAGCACAAACTCAAGTTAATATGCTTAATGTTTTAGCTCCAGCGGGTCAGAAATTGGAGTCTTGGTAAATATTATGGTTAGGCATATCTTGTTGGCTCGTGGGGAATTTTGGTTTCCTCAATGCGGAAATTCAGTAGCTCGTAAGATTACGATGGTAAAAAACGGGATTATTTACTACCGCAGGACACAAGAAAGTAAGACTCGTAAATGTAAACGCCATACTTTTATCGATTGGATTCGAGAGAATGGGGCTAAACTTTAATGACCTTCGAAGAATTCGATTCGTTTCAAACTGAATTACATCTTCAAATCGAAGATTTAATGGATAAAAAGGGCTCTGAATACGCTCATGTTAGTAGGTTTGAAAATTTCGAAACTGAAGGTCGGGAATCTGGGGTAGATCCACTGTTAGTTGCTTGGATTTTCTTCAAAAAGCACTATCGGGCGATTTTGTATTACGTCAACCATGGAAAATTAGAATCGAACGAGACGATTCATGGCAGATTTCTTGATGCAATTGCGTATTTGGAGCTAATGGCTGGTATGGCAGCCGAACGAGAAGCTAAAAAAGCTGAGATTTAATTCATGCCCCCTTCAACACTCGCTGAAAAAACTACGACTATTACGATGGAATCGGAAATTCCTGAGGTTCCTTCTTACTTCTTCAACGAAGTCTACGTACTGCGATATAAAGATCGTTCGCACATTGTCGAAACGCACTTTGGCCTTAAAAGTGTGGGCGATCCAAAAGCAGATAGGCAAGCAGCTATTAAACGTGGCATGTTGTATTGCGATAGATGTCGCTATCGTTTCATCCATTGTGAGCCTTTTCTCACCGATTTGGATGCGACCGAAGCTAAGATGTGCAATATTTAGTAGTTTCTGCGTAACATTCCTCTTTCACCTCCTCTTTAACTGATTTAGTTTAATTTGGCGCGCGTCAACCGTGCGTTTTCTCATTTTTACGTCTATGAGAATTACTACTGGCGATAATACTGTTCGTGTTGCTGGTTTTCATAAAGTTCCTAGCGGGATTTACGACCAGTATCAGTTCAATTTCATAAATCAGGCCGGTTATACGCACGCAATAGGTTATAATGTGCCGGCCGGAGTTATACCGCCTCGTATAGTACGTGATTTATTAGAATTGAGGCGAAGGAAATTGTGGTTTGTGATCTATCTGCGCGAGAAAAATCGTATGCTTATGATCCATACCATAAAAGAGCCTAAAGTCCCACAAGCCGAATTATGGCATTTTGCTAAAGGAGTTGTTGCTTAAATGGCCGTCAAAAATTACGCTGCTTTTTCTATGTTGCTCCCTTCCCTCATTCAGTTCGCTGAAAATATACATGGCGCCAAAAGTGGCCGTAAGAAACTTTCTACTGTAGCTGCTCTAGCGCAGAATGCCCTATTAGTATCGGCTGCTGCTGGTGTGGTTGATCCCGATATGGCTACGAATACAGTAGCTATTACGGATTCAATTGAACATGCGCTCGCTAATATGAAGAAGCGCGGCAGCTTGGAAGAAGCTGGTAAGAGTCAAACTCGTCCCTAATGCAAGTAGGTGGGATTGAGATACCGATCAATCTCCTAGTTTGTAAGGAGACGGGTCGAAGCGCGCAGGCTGAATTTATAAACATCACTAAACGTCATTCGTGTTTTAGTGGAGGTTATGGAAATGGTAAAAGTTATGCAGCTAGTATTAAGGCTCTTATTCGGCTTGGTACTTTTCCTAAGTATCGTATCGCTATTTGTAGATACTCTACGGTTGATTTGGCACGCTCCACCCGTAGTACATTTTTCAAAGTTTGCCCCCCTGAGCTTTATGATCCCAAATTGGGCGGAAATCGTGCTGACTCTCTTAATTATCTTCGTCTTATTAATGGTTCGGAAGTATTTTGGATGCATCTCGACGATGCAGACGAGCAAACGGTCCGTGGGCTAGAAGTTAATTCGGTTGTAATAGATCAGGCCGAAGAAATTTCTGAGAACATGTACAATCATTTAAGCGCTCGTGTGGGACGCTGGGATATGGCAGAGGTTCCGAAAGAACTTCTTTTTCAATATCCTAATTGGCCAATAAATCCGGAGACTGGGCGTCATATGGTTCCTAATCAAATGATGATTCTGTGCAACCCGGATTCGGAACTACACTGGATTTTTAAACGTTATCATCCTGAAAGTCTTGAGTGGCTTGAGAATTATAGGGATGATTACGAAATGGTTCAGGCGTCATCTACTGAGAATCCGACATTAGATCCTGCTACACTAAAGGATATGATGTCAAATGATCCAGTTTGGGTACAGCGCTTCGTATTTGGTAAATGGGGAATTCCTGGGGGCGCAATTCATGAAGTGGATGCATCGTCTATTCTCGAAATTGGGCTCGAAACTAATACAGAGCTTAAACGATACGGAATTTCACGAGAATTTATCGAAACCATCCGCCGTTCGGGCACTTTGTATCGCATTCTCGATCATGGTGATGCTGCTCCTACTTGTTGCTTATGGGTGTCCGCTTTTAAAGATTGGTTCTTCTTCTATCGGGAATACTATAAGCCAAACGCGCTAATTTCTGACCACAGACGAGAAATTGACGCGCTTTCAAGATATGATGACGGAAGACCAGAAACCTATAGAGCAAATTGGTCTGATCCGCAGATGTTCAAGAAAGAGAATCAGAAGTATGGTGGATTCTGGTGTGATGCAGACGAATATGCCGATCCAAGAATTGAAGGTCCGCGCTTATTCTGGGAACCCGCGGATAATAACGAACTTGCGACGAGAAACCGTATTAATGAATATCTTAAGTTATCAAGTTCCGTTAACCACCCTATTACTGGACAATCTGGAGCATCTAGAATTTATTTCATTAAACGCCCTGCCAATTCACCAAATACAAATCTAGGCGTCTACAATGCGATTTTCCAGACAAAGGCTCAAAAACGTAAGCAACTTGATACTATTAACGGAAAACCTATATTTTGCGACGAACGGGATGAGAGCGTTGAAGATCATGCGTATGATCCAGTAAGATACTTTACTGCGATGCATCCATACTACTCTAAATCTAATAGAGTAGAAGTTCCAAAGGGTAGTTTCTTAGATGTGCGCAACGCTTATAAGGCTATGAAACGTAACGGAGATTTGGTAAAGATTTTTGGTGATCGCCCGTCTACGTTAGGAAGATATTAAATGCCAATAGACCAACCAATAATTTATTCGGAGGATAAACTAGCTGCTGCGTGGTTAGGGCGTGTCAATAAAGCGGATAAATACTACGAAAGTTGGTCTAATAAGTTTGATTGCGATACGTTAGAAGAATATTACTACGGTTTTCAGTGGAAAGACGGATCTCCGGATAGTAAATATCGTCGCTATGTAATTAATATGATATTTGCGACGCTCGAAGTTAAAAAACCGTCACTTCTATTCCAAAATCCACTATTTAGGGTTAAAGCAAAACCGGCACGTGGTGAATGGGATTTTACTGCCTCATCCCAGAGAGCTATGAATCGGGAAGATGCGTTAAATACCATTATTTCCGATCCCGAACAGGAATTTAACGAGGAATTCGAAGCGTTCGTAGTAGACGCATTCTTTCGTTTCGGAGTTATGGAAGTTGGTTATTCTGCAAATTGGATCGAAAATCCTAATGCAGGAAAGCCAATTCTTAAGTCTGACAATAATCCGTATTACGATCCGGATGGTGAAGACGGTAAGGATAATATTATACGTGAACCGGACGAATTACCTGACGAAGAAAAAGTATATTTCAAACGAATTCCTCCATGGCGTTTTAGAGTTGGCGGAACTGACGGCAGAACTTTCAAAAAATGTTCTTGGGTCGGATATTACGATTGGTTCCGCGTTGAGGATCTTAAAGCAAATAAAAAGCTTAAGAATCTTGACAAACTCGAATATGCTGGAGCGCGATCAGAAGATTTCACGCCGTCGCAATACGACACGCTCTCGGAAGAACAAGCTGACCTAGCAAAAACTGGCGATCTTTGTAAATGTTGGGTAATTTACGATCTACGTGCGAAGAAGAAGTATATTTTTGCTTCATCACAAGCTGTTACCCTACTGGAAAAGAAATACAAAGAATTTCCACTAGTTTCGTTAAAATTCGTAGAAAAGTTGCGCGGATGGTATCCTGTTCCGTTAGTATTTAATTGGAAGGGACCACAGGATGAAATCAATCATGCGCGTGAGCAACAACGTATTCACCGGATGCGCGCCGCCCGTCGATATTTATATGAAGAGGGCATGTTTAAGGGGGACGAAGAATTAGATCAGCTTGAAAACGGTCCTGATATGACTTTTGTCCCAACACAGGGAAAACCTGGGGACCGTATGCAAGCTTTGGAAATGGCACCGTTGGACTCAGCAGTTGCACAGAGTCTAATAGTTTCTAAAGATGATCTAAATATTGTTTCTGGAACTTCTGGTGAACAGAGATTACAAGCTGATCGTACAACAGCGACACAAGCGAACATCGTAGATATGAAAGCGCAGTTACGAGAGACTGCTGCGCGAACTAAAATCGCTAATACGCTGAAATCCATAGGACGTCTCGCTCTTATTACTATGCAGGAGCATTTTAGCCTAGAATTTTGGGTTAAAGTGCGTACTGATAGAGATAATGAGAATTTCATGGGCGAATTTCAGGAAGCATCTGAAGAATGGCGACAGATGACTTCTAGTGAGTTTGGTAATGAATTAGATTTTGAAGTAGATATTAGCTTAGATACGATCTCTCCTATCGAAAATCAGGCGTCCAAAGCTGCATTTATCGAATTTCTGTCAGTACTCACTAATTTTCCTCAAATTGCCTTTGATCCTGTTCTAGTTCGTGAAGCTGCCTATCGTTGTAACTACCGAAATGAGAAAGTTATTTCTCGTATGGCGAAAATGGCACAAGTTGCAATGTTGGGCCAAATTGAACAAGCTAAGGGCGCGTTAGCACAGATGGCTATGGAATCTGAAACTAATGCAGTACAGACACGAGTTCAACAAATGACACCTCCAGATCAGGCAACTATTCAAACACAATTAGCTGGTCAAACTGGAGCACCGGCGATACAATAAGGAGATATCATTATGGCAGGAAATATCGACGCGCTTCGATCGCACATAGCCGGGATGATGAAGTCCGGCGCTAAGAGTTCACCTTCTGCTAAGTCTAGAGTTCGCTCGAAAGCTAAGACGAAGGTAATGCACAAAAAATCAAAAGCTAATTGTTAAGGAGATAATATGGCCGCACCCCCAATGTCGCTGAAAGATTCTATTCTTTCTTCGTTTGCTGAAGCTGAAAAAGCTGCTGGTTCTGTACCCGCAGGAACTGTTCCTGTCACGGATGATAAGACTGTAGAAGTTGAAGTCGAAGATGATAAAGCTGAAGAAAAAGAAGTAAAGAAGGAAGAGAAGAAGGAAGAAAAGGAAGAGGACGAATTTATAGAAATCGACGCCTCTCCTGAAGAAATTCGTAACGCTCTGAATATCGTACGCGCGCTATCTAATAAAGATACGGCTGCTGCTACGATGGAAGATCTCGCCAAAATTACCGGCTATAAGCTGGAAACTAAAACAGAAGTAAAGAAGTTCGAGCGGGATGTTAAGAGCGTCTTGAAGGAAAAGCTTGGCGATGCTTACGATTTGCTATCTGGTGACAAACTAGCAGAAGCATTCGATGCATTACTGGAAGAACGGGTAGGAGCTATCACAAAGCCTGTTCTTGATAGAATTGAAAGTTCTGAGCGCGCTGCACATGAGCAGAAAGCTAATGCCGCGATGGATGCATTATGGTCGCGGAATAATGTTACTGACAAAGGGCAGCGTGAAAAATTATCCGGTAAGATGGTAGAGAAGATGAAAGCACTTCCTGCTGGCCCCGGTACTGATGTTAATGCTTATCTTGACGACATTTATGCCCTGGTAACACGTGATACTGAAGCAGCTCGTACGGTCAAGAAGACTGTTACGAAAATCAAACAAAACGCACAAGACGTCTCACGTACGTCAGGGGATGGTAGTGGTGACAACCAGGAAACACGAGTTAAAATGGGGTCGAAACTACCGTCAATCAGAGAATCAGTAGAAGCCGCTTTTCGGGGCCAGCGTCTCGAAGAGTAATAGGAGATTCGTAAATGTCTACTTACGGGTCGGCGGCAGCGTCTCAGAATACTATCAATTACGATAGTGTACTGGGAACTTCGCTGTTTAACTATCGCCGAACTCTTACCGACAACATCAGTAAATCCAATCCGTATTTCTATAAGATTCAGGAAAACGGACAGTACGAGGATCAGGATGGCGGCGTCGCTGTTCAAGTTCCGCTACTTACTGGACTCGCTTCCGCGGATACGTATTCAGGATACGACACCTTGAATACCGATCCGACGGACGGCATTACTGACGCCTTCTTCGATTGGTCGCAGGTTGCAGTTCCTATCTCGATCTCTCGTTTGGAAGAGCGTAAGAATTCTGCCGCTCATCGCATGGTTAAATTGCTGGAAGCCAAAATGAAGCAGGCTGAAACTGGCATCCAGGAATTCATGGGGAAGCAGATTCTTCAAGGAAATGCTATTAACGGTGGCAATATCTATGATCCCTATGTTTCACCTCGTAACGGATCGTATGGTATTGATCCGCTCTCAAAGCTGATTGCTAACGATCCTACTTCCTCGTCGGTTCAGCCGACCGTAGGTAATATCAATCAGTCCAGCGCTTCTAATATATGGTGGAGAAATCAGAAAACTGAATCTGCTCTTACTACGTCTTCTAAGCCTACTGCTTGGATGCTAGAAGCGGATAACATCTATAATAACTGCGCTAAAGGTCCTGGTGGACCCCCGGATTTGATTCTGTGCGATCAGCGTACATGGCAAATTTGGCGCGCGGCTTATTATTTCAAATATCGGACGGAAGCGGAGACGAATGGTAATTATCCGTTTCCCAACTTCAAATTCAACAAAGCGTTGGTTATGTGGGATGAGTTCGTGCCTGACACGTATTCGAATTCCACTACGATCACGTACGGGACTGCGTTCTTCATTAACACGAAGAATTGCAAAGTCGTTTACGATAAGGAGTCGAATTTCATCAACACTCCTTTCGTGAAACCGGCGAACCAAGACGCTAAAGTGTCCCATATCCTGTGGATGGGATGCACGACAATTGACAATCGGCGAAAGTTGGGGCTTTGGAACAAACTGCCCTCGACGCTGGATTTCACCTAATCTAGGAAAGGAAACAGATAAAATCTTATGAACTCTCCAATGATTGGAAACCAGGC